AGAAAAGTCGCCAATGTTATTCCTGTAAATAAAAATATTGTCATAGGCATTACTCACTTAATGGGAAATCCCACAGGATATGGTGCAGAATTTAAAGAAAAGAGCGGTCAAGCAGTGGCTTACCAAACAGACATAAAACTAAGAGCAAAAACCTTTTCCCCGTGGCTTCTTAATAAGGACACCAATTCTCAGATAGGACAAGAAGTTTCGTGGCAAGTAGTAACCTCTGCACTAGGTCCTCCTGGTGGGGTTATTACTAGTTATTTAAGATATGGGCAAGGCATAGATAAGCAAATGGAGGTCGTAAATCTAGCTGTGGATTTAGGTTTAATTCAAAAGGCTGGGGCTTGGTATACCCTTGGTTTTGTTGAAGGAGACGAAAAACCAAAAGCACAAGGAGTGGAGAAAGTAAGACAATACATCGTAGATAATCCAGAAGCTTATGATAATCTATATTCTTTAATCAAAGAGACTATGGGGATTTAGGTATGATAGTCATGGATCTGGAAGGAAATTCTACAAATTGGCTATTGACAGGAAACACCTCTCATGCTAGAATGTTAAACAAGTCAAAACTTCATCTAAGAACTAGAAATTTATTACAGACGATATATCCAACACTTCAGGTCTTAGAAGAAGTACCTATTCATGTGAGGAAAAAAGAGATTCTATATTTGGATTTTTATATACCATTAATAAAAACTTGCGTAGAAGTTCATGGAGAGCAACACTATAAATTCATAGGCCATTATCACGGAAATAGATTCAATTTTATTAAAGCCAAACAAAGAGATGCGTCTAAAAAAGAATGGTGTCAATTAAACAATATTGAACATATTGAATTACGATTTGATCAAACAGACGATGAATGGAAAAAGGCAATAGAAAAATAAATGAACACTAAAGAAAAAGTCAAAGAATGGGATGATGTTTTAGATTCTTACGAAAATAGCATTGGTCTTCCTAAATATAACGAATGTATTATCAACGAGAAGGAATTGAATGAATACTTTTCAATGAATAGAGACGTTATAGAAAAACTATCACCAGAAGATACGGCCCAAATTTCATACAGACTGTCGCAATTCGCTTTTCATGTTCAAAGAACGCTAAACAGAGAAATAGCTCGTCATAATTGGGCGGAAGAAACTATAAAGGAAACAATCGCAGATGAGTTAAATAGTTACAAAGGTTACGGATATGTAGAAAAATACTACCAAGCAGTGAAACACAATGAGGCTGCCCAATCATTAAACAAGATTAAAAAATACGCTAAACAAAGAATTGATAGACTATCCTATACGGCAAATTCTATCAAAAATCTTTCTGATATACTTATGGCAATTAATAGGAATAAAAACAAAAATGGACATCAATAAATTAAAACAAGATCCTGAAAAAATTAAGCAGCTTATAGATCTATTAGGCTCTTTGCTAGATACAGAAGACGAGCAAGCTGAAATACCCAAGAAGAAAAGGGTTGCAAAAAAGACCACAAGAAGAAATAAAGCGACCAACAACAAAAAGCCAGAGTCGAACAACAAATTTCTAGACATGCCAGAAATGCGCATGCATAAAGAAGATAACAAAATCGATCAACAATTACAAAAATTTCCACCAACACCAAGAACCAGGCCGGCCGTTGGTAGCGTGTCTGTTAGGTGTAGAATTTGCGGTAAAGAAGAAAGCATAAGCCAAGGCTTGCTTTTTGAGGGTTCCAATAGATATAAGTGCAATAAATGTTCCACACAATCAGGTTAAAATGATACTATCAAATCCTTCGGCCGAACGAGCTGTATTGTCAGCCATTATAAAGTATGGCTCTGACATATTCTATGACGTAGCAGATATACTAACAGATAGCTGCTTCACAATAGACAGCAATCAAAATATATTCAATTGTATAAAAAAATCTATAGAGAATAACAATCAAGAGACTATAGACTTAGCCTCAATATATAGTAGCGCTCAAGAACTAGGAATATCTCAGGCGTTTTCTACAAAGGAAGAAAATTTACATCTTAAGGCTGTAATGGATTTTCCTGTAGATAAAGAAAATGCTAGAAAATTTGCTACACAGATAAGAAAATTAGAGATAACTAGATCTTTAAGAGAGAGGCTACAGAAAGCTCAGGATGGATTACTAGATGTTACAGGAACAGAAAATGTTTCGTCCATTCTTTCTATAGCTGAAGATAGTGTTCTTAATTTCTCTGAATCTTTGACAGATACAGATAATCATCCAGTATCAATGGCTGATGACATAGATGAATATCTAGAACATTTGGTTTCAAACAAGACAAAACAAGTTGGTATTCCAACTGGCTTTCCTGTTTATGACGCAGCTATAGGGGGAGGCCTAAGAAAGGGTACTATTAATGTCATAGCAGCTAGACCCAAAACGGGTAAAACTCTATTGTCTGATAATATGGGGTTTTTCATAGCAAATGATATGCAAATTCCAGTGCTAAATCTAGACACAGAAATGAATAAAGAAGATCATATCAATCGTATTTTAGCCATGATTACAGAAGTGGCTATTAACAAAATTGAGACCGGTCAGTTCTCTGAATCAGCAAGCCATAAGGCCAAAATAGAAGAAGGCGTAAAAAAAATCAAAGACTCAAAACTGTACTACAAATCTATAGCTGGTAAAAGTTTTGATGAACAGATCTCTTTGATGAGAAGATGGATAATGACGGAGGTGGGCTTAAATAGTGACGGAACAGCAAAAGATTGCGTGATTTTTTATGACTATTTAAAACTTATGGATAGTCAAGGCGTGAGCCAGGACATGAAAGAGTACCAAGTTCTCGGATTCATGATGACGGCATTACATAATTTCGCCGTTAAATATAAAATACCAATAGTTGCTTTTATACAATTAAACAGAGACGGTATTAACAAAGAAAGCACAGATACTGCTAGTGGCTCTGATAGAATAATTTGGTTATGTAGTAACTTCAGTATCTTCAAAAGAAAAACAGATGAAGAAATTGCAGAAGATGGACCCGATAACGGTAACAGAAAATTAATTCCTTTGATTAGCAGGCATGGTGGAGGACTAGATGACAATGACTACATTAATTGTCACATGAAAGGCTGGTGTGCTAAAATAGTAGAAGGCAAAACAAGACTAGAAATTGTTAATAACATAGGAGCGAATAACGATGGCTTTATTGTTGGAGAGGAAAATGAAGACCCAGAAACCTTCTCATTTAATTAGTCAAGATAAGCTAAAGATTGTATGCGACGGACTATGCGACAATATAGAAGATATCTTGGAAAGATTCGATATAGAATATGCATGTAATGGTAAATTATTAAGCATGGCCTGTCCTATTCATGGTGGAGATAATGTTACGGCTTTAAATATATATCCTAATGGAGATTCCTATAGAGGTAATTGGAAGTGTAGAACTCATGGGTGTGAAGAAACATTTAAAGGATCTATTATAGGATTTATTAGAGGTATTTTATCTAATCATAAATACGGATGGGAAAAGTCTGGAGATAAAATGGTGTCCTTTCAAGAGACACTAAATTTTTGTTTAGCGTTTATCAATAAAGATCTAGACAAAATATCTATAAACCATACGCAAAAAGACAAAAACAGATTCGTTGCGGCTATAAAAAACACAAAAAACGAAAAAGACACACAAAACGAAAATGGTATAACGAGAGATATTGTCAGAAAAACATTAGATTTGGATCATAATTACTATATAGACAGAGGTTTCTCTAAAGAAATTTTAGACAAATACGATGTCGGATATTGCTCTGTTATAGGTAAAGAGATGCAAAACAGGATAGTTGTCCCTGTATATGATCATGACTACAAATACATGATAGGATGTACAGGCAGAACCGTTTTTCATATGTGTGATAAATGCAAACATTACCATAACAATAATGATAATTGTCCAAATAAAAACGCATTATTTTTACACAGCAAATGGAGACACAGTAAGGGTTTAAAAACTCAAAATTATTTATACAACATATGGTTTGCTAAAAAATATAT